TTGCCGCCCAGGGTGTACCCCGTCACAAACTGCATGAACCGCTTGTACTCCCGATCACCCTTATACACCGAATCGTCCTTGAACAGAAAGTTCTTCAAACAGAATGGCGAATTGACCAAAATCTTTGTTTCCTTGTTCGCCGTAGTGTATTTGGTGGTCAGTTTGGCGCGTCCACCCTGATCTTTGACCATCTGTTGCACCTTTTCAGCGACACGCCCACCGGCCTGATTGCTTTCAAACCTTGCTAACTGAACACGATGCTCCACAAGCGCATTTGCCAACCTTGGCTCTACAACATTCGGGCTACTGTTATCGCATATCACGGCATGGATATAAAAATCAGGGCCGTATTGATAAGCAATTGGCATAACGCAGTAGTCAGAACCTTTGTCCTTCGGGTCGCAAGCCGCTATGATTGCATCAGGTTCGTCATCCGGTAATTCAAAATACCTGCGTAATTCGTCTGCTGGGTAGAGAAGCCCACTTCTTTCAATAGGCTCTCCCATGTACAACGCTCTCCAATTCGCGTCCTCCATGATTTCGCGTTGTTCGTGATAGAATTGCGTTGTAAAACCTACTCCATATGGGTAATCGAAATTACTTTCGTCATCTTCATCCAGCGCTGGCATGACAATGAATCTGGAACGTTCACTTTCGCCATATTCTTCTTCAAGCCTACCCACAATATCCAGCCGCGACCAACGGGTTGAGATGTGCAGTTCCTTGCACCGTCCGATTTTCCTCTGCCGCAAATCCGTATTGTATATCTCCCACAGCTTGTCCAACCGTTCCCGCGACATGGCTACCTCAATGCCGCTTACAAGGTCATCACAGTACAAAAGCTGCATTGCCCTGTACAGACCGGCATTGCCCGTTCCGATAGACGTAAACTGCAACGTTTCAAACCTTTTCCGCTTCCCCAGGTCTATCCGACAGTCCTTCGCATTCGTGCTTGACAGTTGAACGTCTGGAAATACATCATGCCACAGGTATTCACCCTTTACGTCCATGATCCTCAGACATTCGTCATACGCACCACGCACCCACGAATTGCTGTGACTGCCCGTAAGTATTGGTTCATCAGGATATTTCCCCGCCAGCCATGTCAGGTAGAATATCGCAAGTGTACTCTTGCCCGTTCCGGGCGGCATACTGATTGCCAACAAATCCAGTTTGTCATCCGTCAAGTCCTGCAATGCGTCCACTACTACTTTCAACTGCTTGCGCCTGGGTATATAAAACTTCTTGCTCGGTTCCCTTCCCCATTCCACATACTGCAAATACGAATCAAAGTCATACGGCGCTGCCGCCAACAGCACTTCCTTGTGCAGCCCATACAATGCGCCCATCTCAGCCCTGTTCACAACAGCCATCGTGGGCATTGCCTCTGTAATGCGCTCAGACAGCCATACAAGCCCGTTCACCGCCTCGGCCACCGAATCCTTCATCAGCAGCTTACACGCGCTGTAATGCCCCTCGTAGCCCCTGTAGCTGTACGGTTCGCGCTCTATCTGCTCCGCCAGCTTTTCAACCAGTTTCTTCGCGTCCATGTTCACATCCTCCTGCGTCAAGTATATCAGTTGCGCACAATTATTTCAAGTGCAATTCGTTTCCCCGGATTTTTTTCAAATTCTCTGAAATACTCGAAAAAATCAATGAATGGGGGGGGATTTTATCCCCCCATTCATGATTTGATTTTTTATTTTTTTTTTTTTTTATATATAAGGCAAAAAAAAAAATTGAAGTCCCATGTAACCGTTTGAAATATCCGTTATGTAACTATTCCGCACCCCACACTGGCCGAATTATGGCCGTTTTTTTCTTCTCGCGGGCGGGGGAAGACTAACCCGCCCCAAATCCTCCTGATCGCCTATACCCCACCGGTGTGTCAAGCAAAACAACTTGACAAGCCCATATCTATTCGTAAAAGCATTCTTTTGCGAATAGATATTGCGCGATTGCACAATCAGCACAAGCCTATTGTGTACAATATGCATAATCAGCGCAAATACTGTTGCATATGGCAAGTTATCCACAAGGTTATCCACAAGCAGATCAGCCAAATATCCGAACATTCCCCATGCAAAACAGGCAGAATGTTCGGGTTTTTGAATTGTCGTTGTAACAATGAGGGTTACATTGTCCCTCCCACACGGACACATACTGATATATGTCTCTACCTGACGGACACACCACAATATATAGTGTCTACTTCCTGAAATGACCACAATATATTGTGTCTACTTTGGCTCTGATGACAATATCTTGTGTCTACCTGATATGGACAGCGCCAGACGGTCACAGAGGGCCGCAGGACGCGCCGACGCTCTGACCCTGGCGACGGTTGCGGCAGGGCATGAAGAAAGCCCCTGGACGGCGTTGAAGCTGTCACAGGGGCGGCAGGGTTGCGGGGTCAGTATCGCAGAAAGTCGGGCATGTCGTCGTCGGGATATTCGCCGGGGTCATCGGGATCATAGGCAGCGTCGCCGGGGTGGCCATGTTGGACGGTGAAGGGCGGCGGCGGTGGACTGTCCAACCGCTGTTTGCCTGTCAGATCGTACACCCTGCCGTCGTCGGTCTGATATGCTATCAGATCGCAGGGGGAGACCTTGAGCAGAGAAACCAACTTTGCCAACTCTCCCCAAGACGGCAGTTTGCCGTCACGGAACTTTTGCATGGCCCCAGAACAAAAGGTCTTTTCGCGGGCTATCCTATAGGAAGAATAGCCCTTGCCCTTGAGCATGGCCGGGATATCGACCCCAGGCCGCACAATGAAATTAGACATGGTTGTATCACCTCCACACCCATTGTAGCACAGACCACGGCCAAAAGCAAGACTATGTCAGTCTTTTTTTGATTTACATTTTAGGCAATATGCACTAAAAAAGGGCTGATATTTATCAGTCAAAAAAGGACTGATATCGGTCAAAAAAGGATTGACATAGGTCAAGTTTGGGTGTATACTATTCCCAGAAGTTGAGAGAACAACCGACCGCCCGACAGGGCACGAAAGGAGAACACCATGAAGCGCATCGAAAGGAACACCTACAACAGCCTCCGGAAGTCCATCACCGCCGACACCCTCAACGTTGAAATCCCGGTAGAGTACACCCACGAAGGGCGGCAGGGCATCCACGAGATGCTGACCGTGGAGAAGCACATGAGGGCCTCCGTGATCTGCTGGAACAGCATCATCAACGGCTATGTGATCCACTACGTCCCCACCGTGGACGAGTACACCGAGGCCCAGCGCATGGAGCAGGAAGCCCAGGACATTGACGAGATCATGAACGCGCTGCCGAAGTCCGACAGGACTTGGAACGGCTACGAGAAGCCCGCCGAAGAGCAGACCACCGACACCGAGGAAGAAGAGGAGGAAAACACCGTGGAGAAGATCAAAGTCGTATATGAGAAGAAGGAAGGCCGCACCTATACGGAGACCTGGCGCAGCGAGAAGCCCGAAGAAGTCTATGAGCGCCTGTCGCACTGCCTGATCGCTAAGAAGTTGAACAATTGCACTTGGATTAAATCCATCAAGCGCGTGCCTCTGTACAACGGTTTCGACCGTATCACCATTACGCACGACAACGGCGGCAGGGACGTTTACACGGTCGCGTCCCACTGATCCGCCCGCCGTCTGCGCGGCGTAAAACAGGCATCAGGCGCAGAGCGTCCCGCCCTCGGGCGGGGGTTGCACAGATACACCACGACATGACAGAGGAGGTCATAATATGAAGTTCACAGTTACCCGCGCCCAGTATCGCGCCCTCGAAGGGCTTGCACACTGGTGCTATCAGGCGGCCCGCTGTGAGGCCGAGCGCGACAGCGAAGGGACGGAACAGGCCCGGCAGACCCTCGCCACTTTCCCCGCACAGCTTGACAAGCTGGGCATCCCCTACTGGGTACAGAACGCCGTCAGCGCGTGGGCGCAGGATTTCCGCGCCGAGGGTAACATCAGGGTCGCGTATCTCGATCAGGCTTTGCGCCGTCGCGGTATCGCGTGCGAGGGGGTGTAACTATGTGGCAGACCTGGCAGACCCCCGAAATCACCTATTCCCGCCTCTATGCGGATATGCTGAACCAGATTCACATTCTCATAGCTGGCAGCACAGGCAGCGGTAAATCAACCGTGGTCAATGGTATAATCCATGCCGCCCTCCGCAACAGCCCCGCCCAGGTCGGTTTTATCCTTATTGACCCGAAGGGTTGTGAACTCTCCGAGTATGCCGCCCTCCCCCACGTAATTGACTACGCGAACAGGCCGCAGGACATCCCGCGCGCCCTCCGTGGGGCCGTCGATCTCATGCACTGCCGGCTTGCGGATATGAAACGGCGCCGCCTCCGGGAATATGACGGCTCCGACGTGTATGTCATCATCGACGAACTCATGCCGATCATGACCCGCCCCGACATCAAACGGGAGTGTTATTCCCCGCTGCTCGATCTCCTGGCCCTGGCCCGCGCCGCCCGTGTTCATGTCGTGGCGTGTACACAGTCCCCGGTTGCAGCCGTCATCCCGACACCGCTAAAATGCAACTTCGACAGCCGCCTGGCCCTTCGCACAGCATCCGCGCAGGACAGCCGTAATATCATCGGGGCGCGGGGCTGTGAAGCCCTCCCGAATCCTGTCATTGAACGCCGCGCATATGGCTATTACAGGCGGGGGGCAGACACAGACCTGTATCAGCTGCCCCGCGTCGAAGATGCAGAGCGCCGCCGCGTGATCGAGTATTGGGAGAAGGCCCGCCCCCGCCGTCATCTGTTCAAACCCGCTGTATGAAGCGGGTTTTTTTATGCCCCGTCAGACCGCCATAAACGCCCCTGTCAGCCGCCGCCGCTGCCGGGGGCATATCTCTATCAGCCCGTCACCGCTGCCCCCGTCACAGGGGCGACAGAGGGCGCGACAGGGGGGCATGGACACGGGGCGCAACCCCGCCGAACACATCCCGGCACAATAGGACGTTATCAGAAGCCCGTAAAGCCCCTTTACAGCGCGTCTATTTTTATCTTATACCATATAAGGGTAAAGGGGTAAATGCTGTATTTGCCCCCTTTACGGGGCTGTAATAGCGTCATAGGGGTATATCATGGAGTAAAAAGCCCGCCCGGACGGGGGCGGGGCGGGGGTTGTCTACCTGTTAGCAGGTATTAATACTTAGACAGTCTAATTAGTTTGCCTAAATTCCTACCTTCCTGCTCGGATTCAGAGCTGACGGCTCCCGTTCTGCGCCTTTCTGCGTTCTGCGAAAATTTCCGTTCTGCGCTGTTCTGCGCAAAAACAGGGCGCGTTCTGCGCCCCGTTCTGCCACGATAACCAAAGTTGATGTTTCACGGCCTGTTAAACAGCCATTCTAACAACCTATACCATATCATTCGACTGTTTCCTCACCCAAAGGCTTCACAAGCGAAAAATGGCTGTTCTTCGCTGCGTTTCTCGCCGCTTCTCGCTTTGCCTCGCTTGCGGGTTTCCCGAACCGAATCCGCTTTGACGGGACGGTGTACTTCGCAGCCGTGATCCTCTCCCCGGCCTTTTCCACCAACAGACACTTGTATTCATCAGGATAGGCCGCGCACAGCTTATCCAGCTTGCGCATGGTGACAGGGCTTGCCGTGTAGATATGTGCAACCTTTTCTTCTTCATCCCAAACAATGCTGGTTTCCTGTTCTGCTCTGCTGTAATTCATTATTCCTCTCCTTCCTCGTCCGCAAACGTCGTTTCCACCGTCTTTCCGTCCCCCAGGTAACGCTTGGCAATCTCGTCCGCGCTCATTTCTGCGTCGTTCTGCGCCCCTGTCGTGATGACAATATCCTGCTGTTCCTTGTAATGGAACATCGACTTCAACAGGAACATCCCGCCGACCATTGCTTTAGGATTGTCCTGCA